AGGCAGCGCCGAAGATCCAGATGCAGACGTTGAGCGCGTCCCAGGTGTTTTTGCTGATTTTCATTTGGTCGTGGATGGAAAGGACTTAAAGAGGCAATAAACGACAGGCAGAAACCAGAACAGGAAGAACAGCTGTCCTCCGATCAGGATGATTGCCCCATTGGTAAACCAGACAAGGAAAGGCACCACGACAAAGACCGTGATGCCTGCTGAGATCAGACGTGTGATCATGCCTGTTCCCAATAGAACTGTTCGGCGTACCAAAGCAGGGCTGCGGTGTCCTCAGTGCTGAGGTCGTAGTCAGTCCAGGGAGTGAACCAGCTTTGGCTTTGCAGCTTGGCTGACATGGGTGCGTCGTGCTCCAGCTCTCCGACGATGCGAACAGCTGGGCCACCAGTGCAGAGCAAGATCATGTACTCACCCAGCTCTGGTTCTTCACCTAGTGCGTGCCAGTCGGTCTTGACTTTCACCTCCAGGGCGTCCTCGAGTACGACATTTCGGATGGCGTCTTTGACGTTGTCATGGTCTGGGTCGTTCTCCCAGTCCATCTCGTCTTTAAGAAACGACTGAACGTCAGACGGCAAACACTCGATGGACTCGTCGGCTGACATTGTTTTGCTTCCTTCTTCGTCGCAGAACTGGAAGGCCTGATGCCAGACGTGGATGGTCTCGAGCTGGGCCCGAGCTTCATTAACTCCGGTGTCTGGTTGTTTGGTTGTGGTCGTGGATGTGGTCATTACTTCGTTGGATGTAGTTGACGTGGGCTGAGGCTCAGCTGCTGGATGCAGTGGTCTGCCATGAGCTGACTCAGGTGGTCGTGGGACTTGCCATAGCTGTCCAGGTCGGCAATAGCGACAGGGTCGTTGGCTACGGCATACAGGAACTGCTTAAGCAGTCCGATCTGTGTGTCGTTCACTGATTTGATTACGGGGTCGTGGATGAGCCAGGGATGAACCTGGCCTGCATTAACTATACACAGCTGTCCCTCGATGTCGATGTAGACGACGAGGAAAGTGGCACAGCCATCACGCATTGCAGGAAGAGGGGAGCAGGACAGGTCCGGCAACCTTCGGCACAAGGTCGGCGGCCACACCCTTGTCCGCTTGGGTGAGCCCGGCCCGCGACCACTGCCGTGCCTCCCGGCACGACGTCGCAGGCCTGCCGTGTGGCATTGCCAATGTGACGCGGCGGCCAGTGGTGGCAGGCATATGCCCCCTCCCCCTCCCTGCAAGTGATGCAAGTGACCGGCCGACGGCCGGAAATTTGCAAGCGGGGGCAGGCCCCCACGGGGGGACTCGGCCTCGGTCACTCATCGATAAGCCTGCTTAATCGCGCGACCCAAATGGAGGATTAGCCAAGCTTATGGGTGGGATTTATCGAGATAAGGCTGGGTGATCTTCCCGATCTATGCCCGAACAGAACCTGCGTCCGCTTCTTATAGCGCCGTGTCAAGTAAAAAGTCAACAGAAGTGCATGAAAAAGGCCCCGAAGGCGTTGAAAGCTCTGCGGGGCCGTATAGGATTGGGGTGACACACGAGTTACCAGCTCTGTGTCGTGACCAACTAACCGGATAGTCGATGCCTCGATCTTACCGAAGGACTGCAAAATCACGCATGGCTTCAGTTCAGAACGAATTCAGAAGAGAGAAACAAGGAAGAGCTTGGGGAGAGGAGATGTCTCCCAAGCAGAAGTTTGAGTATGGGGAGGGGATGCGAGCACTCAGGGCAGCAGAAGGTCTGACTGATGGTTTGCGTTGTGATCAAGGGGAGTTCAACGACTATCTGGCTCGTCGTCGTCAAGAAGATCAAAAGCGCAGGGGTTGGAGCTGATGTACGCCAAGGATCGAAGAGTCGACGAGATGCTGGCGAATGCCAGGGAGATTGGAAAGGAAGAAGCCGCTCGTCTCTATCAGGAGGACAACTACAAGAAATACGGAGTTGTCGCTGGTTTTAAGACGAGTCCTGATCGATTTGAGAGCTATATCAAAAGAAGAGCTGAGGAGGACGAACGCGCCAAGCACGGGCTAAGGTGCAGACGTCGTCGGTGAATGCTCCTCCTCTGCTTGGTCGTGGACGGCGGAGTTGAGCAGGCGACACCAAATTGCGTTCCCGATGTCTTACCTGGCCTGAACCAGCTTTGCTCGGCCCGCAAGCTTCAAAGCCCCAGTCACTTCCCCGTGGCCCTGGGGTTTTGTTGTAGGTATTTTGGGTTGAGTTCTACAACCCCGTATGGCTAAAACCTGTAAGCCCAAGCTTGTTGGCGGTAAAGGCGGTGGAAAGAAATACTGATGGCTACCACCCTTCATGAAACAGATCCCACCGTTTATCTGACAAACGGCACCCGGATCGCCCTGGGCCTGGAAGGCATCTCTGATGCACCGCAGTCTGTCGTTCAAGCAGCGCAAGATGCCTATTACAAGGCAACTGGTGACTGGCCCTATGTCGACGGAATGCGAAACACCTCCAGCCCGGCGCCAACTCCAACACCGCCAGAAAAACCAAGCAGGACACCCTCAGCCTCATGACTCAATGCCCAATGCCTACACGTCCCACCCCTGAACCTCGACCTGTCAAATGACCCTGCACTTCCTGCAGGAACCATGGTTCTGGATTGTCTTTACTGCTGCCTCTGAACTCATCGGGATGAGCAAGCTCAAAGACAATTCAGTAATCGAGCTGGTTCTGCACACCATCCAACGGTTAAAACCAAGATCATGAGCAAGAAAAAAGTAGGCGGTAAAGCCTGCTGGGATGGCTACAAAGCCATGGGCACCAAAAAAGGTAAAGGCGGTAAGCGCGTCAACAATTGCGTGCCGACCGGCAAAGGCAAGACCAAAAAGAGCCTCAACATCTGATGGCATCTGCCTTGAAATTCGAGAGACCCGGTGCTCTCTTTGTGGAGTACCGGAAAGCTCGTGAAGGCCCTAATTCCTATCTGGTCTGGGAGCCGCACAAGTCATACATCTGCATGACTGGCGCTGATGTCGTCAGAGAAACGAAGTGGACAAAAGGCACCGAAACTGGTGCTGCTCTTAGAGCATGGATTCAATCGGTTGAGGAGGTAAAAGACGATGCAATCACGTTGGGAGCCGCTCCCTGAGCAGCTCCATTCCTTTCCCAATTTCGTTTGCTATCTGCTCCGGGAGCAGGGCTTGGCCTCTACACCAACCAAGCAGCAGATCGCGGTCGCCAAATGGATGCAAGACGGCCCACACCGTTCTCTTACCGTTGCGTTTCGTGGTCTCGGGAAATCCCTGCTGGCCAGTTACTACGCTCTTTACAGGCTTCGGATGGATCCTGAGGAGAAGATTCTCATCGTCTCTGCCACAGCGTTGAAGGCTACTGACTTCACGCAGTTCATGCTTCGAACAATGGCTGAGGTCGATATTTTGAGCTGCCTCCTCCCAGGCCCAGAAAACAGATTTTCCAATGTCGCCTTCGACGTATCCCCTTGTACCGTCGAACAAAGCCCCTCTGTACGAGCATTGGGGGTAACTGCGCAGACGACTGGACAACGCTGTACTTGCGCAATACTCGACGATGTTGAGACGCTCAGCAACGTCATCACGCAGCTGAAGCAGGAGCGTGTCGCTCATGCTGTCACAGAGATGGAGAGCATCATTAAGCCAGACGAGGGGCAGCTTCTGCCCCGAAAGATATTGTATTTAGGCACGCCACATACAGAAACATCTATTTATTTAAGGCTGGTTCGTGAACGCGGCTACGCCAGTCGATACTGGCCTGCTTGTTATCCAAAAGATCTTGATCCATACGAAGGCAATCTTGACCCTCAGATAGAGGCAGAGCTAGATGAAGAGCCTGGTTTAGTAGGTGAACCTACTGATCCAGAAAGATTCAGTCACGAGGATATATTGCAGCGCCAAGCGTCAATGACGAAGGCTAGTTTTGAGTTGCAGTTTCTCCTCAACACGAGACTTGCAACACTTGACCGCTTCCCTGTGCGACTTGGCGATCTTGTCGTCCTCGATCTCGATGGATCAGCATTACCTGAGACTGTCGTCTGGTCGAACTCGCCAGATCAGAGACTCCAAGATCTCGTCTGCGTTGGAATGGGCGCAGATCGCCACTTCCATAAGCCTGCTTTTACGAATGGCTGGATTGAAAGGAAGGATGCGCGAGTTGTCATGTCCGTTGACCCAGCAGGTCGCGGGCGTGATGAGCTGGCTTGGACGGTTTTGGCGGAATACGGCGGTAATTTCTACTTATTGGAGAACGGTGGCTCGACATTGGGCTACGAAGACACCGTTTTGGAGCATTTGGCGAAAACAGCGAAGAAATGGGGCGTTAATTACGTAATCGCTGAGGCAAACATGGGCGATGGCATGTTCACTGCCCTGCTCAAGCCTCACATGCTCCGTCATCACCCCGTCAGTATTGAAGAGGTGAAGCACAGCATCAGAAAAGAGCACCGTTTGTGCGACACGCTTGGCCCAATCATTCAGCAGCACCGCTTATGTGTTCTGTCGAAAGTCCTTAAGCAGGATTATCGGTTGCTGGATGAAGATCCAGAGCACGGCTACTCACACATGCTTGCTTGGCAGATGAGTCGTCTCACCGCAGAGCGCGGTTGCCTTGAGGCGGATGACAGAGCGGACTCATTGGCGATTGCTCTGGCCTATTTCGTGGAGGCCGCGGCCCAGGACCAGATGCGCACCCAGATGGAACGCGCTGCCCAGACTCAAGCCGAGGATATGGAGGCTTGGATGTCTGAGCAGACCGGAGCTATCGACTGCCTTGCTTTGGGATGGCGTCCGCAGGTGAGCCAAGCCGGTGCGCACGGGGGCGTCACACAACTTTCTGTTTAAGCGGGACAACCTTGTCATCCATTTCAGAGAAGTCGAGCTTGCCGGCCAACTTCTTCAAAGTGGATCCTTCAGAAGGTATGGCTGTGACGTTGCTGTTTTTCAGCAATGCCAAAGCACTGGTGATGGCCTTGCGGTCTCCGTTCTGGAGATCTTCCATGACCTGATCAATTACGAGGTCGTGGATCTGGCTCAGTTTGTCTAGCTGGTCGCTCATTCAGTGACTGGGCTTCTATATGCAGCTTAGGTAACCTTGCAATATCTACGCCCCTGCAGAGTGCTTCCGCTGCCGCCTATTGATGAGCGATTGGTGGCCGCAATGGCCGCTGAATTTCCTGATCGTGCTCCAGATCTTGATTGGAGCGACAAGGAGATCATGTTTCGCGCTGGTCAAGTTGCCGTAATTCGGTGGATGACCAAGAAGCATGAGGAGCAACAAGAAGACCTTCTCACAACCATGGAACTAGGAGGGCACAACTGATGTGCATGGGTGGAGGCAGTCCTGCGACGATTACGCAGCCGGATTACAACGCTTACAACAAGCAGTTCGATCTGCAAAAGGCTGCAATCGATCAGTCAATGTCGAACAGCACTCTGCTGATGCAGCAGGAGTTGCAGAATTCCTTGCGCGATCAGTCTGATCTCAAGACGCAGATTTCAGAGATTAAGGCCGCAAAAGCAGCAGACAGCGCAGCGTTGGATGAAGAAGCCAGAAGGCTCACTGCGCTGGTTGGCCCTCCGCCGCCAGCTCAAGTTGCGTCAGCGCCTGAAATTGGCGTGCGCGAGCGAGGGATCAACACCCGTAAGGGCAAAGCGTCTCTTCGCATTGGTCGAAAAACTTCAAAAGGCTCTGCCAAAGGCACCGGCCTAAACATCACCTAGGAGAAACCTCATGTGCATTGGCTCGCCTCAAGCTCCCACCATTCAATACGTCGGCCCTTCTGAGGAAGACATTGCTCGCAATGAAGCATCGCTAGCTGAGTACCAAACGCAGATTGCAGATCAGCAATCAGCGTTTCAGGCGCAACTACAGCAGCAAATTGATGACGCAAACTCTGCAACGGCTGCATTGCAGACCCAGTACGCGGCAGACCTTGAAGCCTTGACTCAGCAGGGTGCAGATCAAGTGGCAGCTGCTGAAGCTGCAGGAGCTGCGCAAACTTCCGCTGCTTCGCAGCAAGCACAGCAGCGAGCCATTAACGCTCTGACCGTTACGACGCAGCAGACAGAGGCAGCCATGCCTCAAACGACTGCATCAACCAAGAAAAAAGACCAGAAGCCAAAGAGCTTGAAGATCTCTACTGCAGGGGTTTCCAACGCTGCTGGCTCTGGCGTCAACCTCGGGATTTGAACTATGTGCAGCGGAGGAGACAACAGAAGGCGTGAAGCCGAAAGGCGCCAGCAAGAACTGAACGATGAGGCTGCGCGTAGGCAGGCGCGGCTAGATGAACTGGCTGCGCAGCGCACGCTTCAGGCTGCTGAGCAGCAGGCCTCAATGGCTGAGCTGCAAGCACAGCAAGCCGATGCAATTGCAGCTGCAAATGCTGAAACTGCTCGCCTGCAAACAGAGCAGGTGGCCAGAGTCGCAGGCATCGAAGCGCAAAACAACGCCAATACGTTGGCGGTGCAGCAAGAAACCGCTGGCAGGGTTCGACGGCTTGAGCGTGCTGGCAATGTCGCGTCGGCGTCATTGCGAGCAATGGGCCAAACACAGCCAAAGGCTCCAACAGCTCAGCAGACCAGGCGTGGAGCGAAAAAAGGCGGAGCACGCAGTAGCTCTGCGGGCTATTCCCGTGGCTCTGGTTCCACTCGGGGCACCAATCTCTCGATCTAATGAACAAAACAGCAGCGCAACGCTACGAAGACCTTGTTTCTGACAGGGACTACTACCTCAGCAGGGGTCGGGCGTGCGCTCGGCTGACCATTCCGTACCTGATTCCGACCACCTCGGACCCAGTCCCCGACACCAAGGAGACGTACGCAGTTCCGTGGAACGGCATTGGCGCCCGCGGTGTTTTGAACCTTGCGAGTCGGATGCTTTTAGGGCTTTTGCCCCCGACACAGCAGTTCTTTCGGTTCTCGCTGGATGACGCAGAGCTGAAGCGACTAAACGTGCCGCCGGAGCAGATCACCGATTACGAGCAGTCGCTGAGTCAAATTGAGCGCCAGGTGCTCAGGGAGATCGAGGCCAGCAACGACAGGGTGGTGTTTCATGAGGCGCTGCTGCATCTCATCGTTGGCGGCAATTGCTTGCTGCACATTGCTCCAGAAGGCCTGCGTTGTTTTCACCTAAATCGCTACGTCTGTCAGCGAGACCCGATGGGCAACCCCCTCGAGGTGGTGATTTGCGAG